CTTTTACAAAAAATAATTATTTAAATAATAAAGTCCTTCTTGAAATAAAAAACTCATATTAAATTAAGAGAATTAATTACAAAGCAAGATTCAAAAACTAAAAAATATAAATTAGAAGAATTTTCAAAATTACAACAGTTTAAAAATATTGGTAAATTTACTATGAATGGAGGATTTAAATTAAATAATAAAAACTTATTATATAATAAAGATGAATCTAGACCAACTAATAAAACAACTTTTTACAATAGCAAAACAAAGCGTCATTTATTTACTAAAACTAATAACTATGTTGGAGGAGTTTACTCTAAATCTACTAACTCTAGAAATGCCTTTAGAAAAAAAAGCACCAGACACTTCTTTAAAAGACAAATCAACACAAAGCGAAACTCAATCAATTTAAATAATAGAATAATGAATACAAATAAGTATAAAAATACTTTTAAAACGATGAAAGGTGGAAAAACATATACTAATCCAAATGATAAGATAAATGCGATGCGTAGAGTTAAGTATATGGATTTATTTACATTAACACAATTTAAAGCAAGAAACAAATCCGCACCTACAACTCCTCCCAAAACTAGAGAAGATATTATTAATCGTGTAATTGCTTGTTTATATTATGGATATAGCACTACTATTGCTTGTAATTCTGGTTTAAACAAAGAATATTTTGTAAAATTTAGCACTGTTAGAGGTAAATTATTAGGTAATGACTCTAAATCATCATTTGATTATAAACCACCTAAAGATATTCCTGATTTTCTAATTTATAATACATTTGTAATTTCAAAAAATTTTGGTAAAGAAAAACCAATTGGTAGTTTAAATTTAGTTACTAAATTAGACCCTAATAAACATTTAAACTATTTTTTTGATTTACAAGAATTAAAAAATAAAGTTATTGAAAGTATGAAATAAATTACACATAAATAGTGTGTTTAGTTTTAATACTATAATTTGTAATTTATAATACTATAATTTGTAATTTATAATACTATAATTTTTATTTTTATAATATAATTTTAATATTTTTATTTATATATTATCTAATTAATTATTAATACTATTAAAACTAATATTAATATATTATTCTAACTCAATAATTTTATTCTAACTCTATACTTATAAATAATGTCAAATACGATTGATACAAACCCTAATTTAAATTATCAAAATGATATTACTCCTTCTTTTGATTTCATTGTAAAAGATGTTGCTTTAAAAGCATTATTATTCTCAATGTTATTTTATATAATGAATTCTAACTTACTTCATAAATTACTACAATGTTTTGATAAATATCCTTTTATTGAAAAAAACTTTATACAATCTGTCTTATTTGGATTAGTATTTTATTTTATAAGTATTAACTTATAACTAAGTTTTTAGAAAAAACTTAACTAAAACTAAGTTTTTAGAAAAAACTTAACTAAAACTAAGTTTTTAAAAAAAACTTAACTAAAACTAATTTAGAAAAAACTTAACTAAAATATATAACAAAAATTAAAAAATAATTTGCACTATATTTGCGTGAGGGATTTTCTAAATCCTGCTTTTGGCAAAACTTAATTAATCTTCTTCGGCATTAGGTGCTAAACATAATCTTACAAATCCAAGACCAGCAATATCACAATGTAATACAATAGGGTAATCATTACGAATAAGAATACGAATGTTAGATGAAAGATTAGAACATTTACTAAATTGAACTAAATGTTTTAATTTAAATACACCTTGGACAATTTCATCTGGATTATTTTGTTCAAATAACATTCCATTTGAACTTGGTTTAATTTTAATTTCTTGAGATGAACATTCATTACAACCTTTAAAAATTAATTGATTTCCAGCACAAGTAATTTCTATTTTTTCACTAAATTGACTAATTTCACGGCATATTTTTTGAAAACGAGAACTTGACATAACAATAACACTTTTAAAACTAGGCGATGGAATATCACGCCTTTGAACTGGAATATCAATTAAACTTTGAAAAATAGTATTTTTAATATTTTCTTCTTTATTATAACGTTCAATACCTAACCTATTGACATTATCTTTTTCTACAAATAATCTTAATGTATCAGAATTTTCCATATTTTTTATAATTTTAAAAAAATGTTCTAGATTAACACCTAACACAATGGGTTGTTCGCATTTATAATCTTCAAAACTAGACTTATCTAATTTCAAATGAATTAATACAGTTCTTCCAGAATCAATAGAAAGCAATTTAATACCATCTTCGCTACATTCTAAATTACCTTCAGTTAATAAATCTTTAAGCAGTTCAGTAAGGTATTTAATAGGAGGAGTTTTTGAAGTCCATAGATGAAATACATATTTTGAAAAATCATTAGATGTTGTTGAAACTAAATCACTATTAGTTTCTGTAGTTGTTTTAGTTTCTTCACTCATTTTTTAATTTTTAATATTGAATTTAATTAATAATAATAATATTAATAAATATTATTGGTAAATTTTATATATAATTAAATATAAAATTATTAATTAATTTTTAAATTACTTATGTATTATTTTTTTAAATTAATAAAAATGTTAATTTATCTAAACTATTAGTTTATATAGAATAATATTATAAATAAAATATTAGTTTTTAACTTGTAATCCTAAAATATGTCCTATATTTATTAAATTTGTATTCCCATACACAAAAAAAATAAACATACATTCAAAACTAATTATTAATACTAAATTTATAATTATTGTAAATAATATATTATTTAAGTTTATATGTTCCATTATATTTTTTCTATCAAATACAAAATAAATACATAGTAATAAAGCAAAACTTATAATTGTTGTCGATACAATTATATCTGTAAGTTTATAATCAGTAGTTATTGGTTTCTCATTAATTTGCTTAATTTTTTTATTTATAGCATTTGGTATAAATTTAGGGTTCAATTTATAATACATAGAATTTTTATAAGAAGATATAATATAATCATAATATTTTAAATTATGTTTAAAAAAATATACAATTGTATATTCTTCAAAGTGATGCAAAAAGAATTTTATAAGTATATAAAAATAAATTGAAAATATAGTAAATACTATAAATACATCTAGTAAAATATTAAAAATAAAGGCACTTTTATTCATATTTTATATTTTTATAGTTTATTTATAATTTAATTATATTTTATTTATAGTTTAATTATAGTTTATTTATAATTTAATTATATTTTATTTATAGTTTAATTATATTTTATTTATAGTTTAATTATAGTTTAATTATATTTTATATTAAGCAGTTTCATTAAATACATCATTAAAACTTTGATATATTCCTTTTTCTATATTAAGAACATAATCTTGAGAAAATACATCAAGCCATAAAATTGCCGCAGCATACATACATATAACAAAAAATATTATAATAGAATTAATTATTATAAATTTATAATTAATATTTATGTTCATATAGAAAGATATAACTATTAATATTATAGCAAGTATAACTAAACATCCTTGAATTATAAAATAAACCATATATGGTTTATTTTTTTGTTTAGATAAATAATCTTGTTCTTTGGTATATCCATTATTAAACAACATATTTTTAGTATCATTGTTAAATGTTTTCAAATTATCAACATTATTTTTTTTCATAAATAAACTTTGATATACTGGTTTAATCATAAAGTTATTATTACATTTATGTATTTTACAGCATTTATTCTCATTTGTATAACAATGAAAATGATGTTTTTCATTTATATAATAATTTAAATTATAATAATCATCGGGATATAATATTGAATATATATAATTATTAATAATTGCTAAATATCTATTTGATAATTTATTTAAAAGAGGATATAAAACTCCAAATAAAAAAATACCTTCAAATATTAATACTAATATTATATGTATTATACAATTTAATATAATTGTTAATTTATTCATTTTTAATTTTGATTATAGTTTATTATATTTTTTTATTATAGTTTATTATATTTTTTAATTTAAGTTATATTTTATTTATATTTTATTTATATTTTATTTATATTTTATTTATATTTTATTTATATTTTATTTATATTTTATTTATATTTTACTTATATTTTACTTATATTTTACTTATATTTTACTTATATTTTACTTATATTTTTATTTATTTTAAATAGTTTTTTATTAATCTGCTCTAAATAAATAAAGTGTCATATAAGATACAAATGTAAGTAATATGAAATTTAAGAATACTCCAAATAATGTTTCTGCTCTTATTAATCCTATAAATGAGATTATTAGAAGGAATACAATACTAAGTAAAACATTAATACCATTCATTTTCAGTTTTATTATTTTTTTTTTATTTTTAGTTTAGTGTTTGCTAAGTTTAAAGTATTATTAATTTATTAAAAGATATTAAATATGATAATTAAAATATATAAAAAAATATATAAAAATATATAAAAATAAAAATATTTTTTTTTAATAAATCGTATTAATTTGTTATACTATTAATATTAGAACTATTATTGTTATTATTGCTATTATTACTATTACTATTACTTTTATTAAAAAATGTATTTTGTGAATGATAATTTGAATTTTGTTTTTTTGTTTTATCTTTATCAATATTCTGCACGTGAGATTTATAAATAATTTTATCGTTTGCTAAACAATATGTTTTTGGTATATCTAATTCATCAATATTGATTTCTTCTTTAAACCATAGTTTAATAATACTTGAATTTTTTTTAGGACTAATACTAACACCATTTATTAAATGATTTAAATTTCCAAATTCTTTCATTATAAAATGACCAACACAATCAATCCATGATTTATATGAGTTTTTTCTATCTACTTTCCAACTAATACAACCACCTTTAATATTAGTTGAACATTCCCATATAGGTTTAACAGATTTTTTCATTATGAAAAACATACCATTCTCAATCATATCTTTTCTAATAAATTTATCTAATACCCAAAATTCTTCAATGGTAGAAAATTCTAATAACTCTATATAACTTTCTAAACTCCAATCTACATTATCAGGGTTATGATACCAAAATGTATATATTTCATTTAAATTATTACAGTTTTGTTTCAAAGTATCATCCATTTTAATTATTACCAATTAAATAATAAAATAATTAATAAATAATAAAATAATTAATAAAAGTAATTAAATAATTAATTTATTATTTATAATATATTTAACTATTTAATTATATGTATAATAAACTCATATTTTTTTTAAATTAATAAAATAGTATTATTTATTTAATTAATAAAAATAGTATTAATTATTTATTAATTAAAATATTATTAATTATTTATTAATTAAAATATTATTAAATAATAATTATATAAAAAATAATTAATTCGTTTTTAAAAATGGAATTATTCTTACCTCTTATTATACTTATTATTCTCGGTTGTATTTATGCTGGTTCATTAAATACTGCTTCTAGTCGTTTAAATGTTGTTCTTTGTATGTTAATATTTATTATTGCTATCTGTTACATTCAATTAAATAATGATGCTTTTACCAATAGCAAAGGTTATGCTCCTATCAATTATGTTTTAAGAAATAACAATAAAACTTGTGATGGATTAAATTATAAAGGCATTAATCAACAAATTAGTTCTACTGGTTCATATGATGGTGTTAAACTTGAATCTAATTTGATTACTAAACCTCTTATTAATCCTGTAACTATTTTTAATCCTGTTGGTGATGGTATTAAATTAACTCAACCTTTAGGTCATAAAATGTTTCCTACAGTTGATGGTCAAAAAGATAGTGCTAAACACTTATTTACATTTGCCTATAATAATGTATCTCCTGATTGTTGCGGACATTCTAATGTTTCTAGTGATATGGGTTGCGTTTGCTATAGTCCTGAACAATTAAAAATGATTCAAGGTAGAGGTGGTAATATTAAAAAAGGTTCTAGAGCATACCCTTTTATATAATTAAATTGAAAATTTAATTTTTTTATTTTTAATAATTTATTTTATAGTTTTTATAGTTTACAGTTTAATAAATTTAAAAATTGATTTTTATATTATTATTATTATTATAGAATTATTATAGAATTATTATACTACAATAATAAAAAAAATGAATACACTAAATTTAATTATAAGTTCTCTATCTAACTTTTTTACTAGAATGGTGAATGGTATATATCCAGAACAATCTATAGATAATTACAATAAAGAAAAAAGAGAAGAATTAAATATACTAGATGAAGAAAGCAAAATAAATATGATTATTGATAAACAATTATTAAAATTAAAAGAAGAAAAATTACTTACAATTAAACAAACTTTGAAAAATCATACTAGATTAATTAATACTATAAATACAAAAGAGAATGAAACTAATTTAACAATACTATCTAGAATATATCATATTTTATATAATTTAATTAAAGATGAAACAATTTTTAATAGTGATAAAGAACTATATGAAACTAATAAAAAAATATATAAACTAGACAACTATATAAGTGGATTAACATATACATCTCCTTTTGATACTGAAGAAATTATTATAGATAGACTCATACAATTATGTGATTATTTATCTCTTTATTTTCCAAATAACAGTAATATAAAAGAATATGTAGAAGGAAATATTTCAAATATATCATTATCAAGTATCATTAAAAAAATATTAGATTTATAGATTATATTTATGAATTATAAATTATAACTGTATAAATTACAAATTTATTTTTTTTATTAAATTTTAATTATTTTTTGATGAACACATATTGGATTATTATCTTTTAACTGTTGTCTTCCATTTGTTTTGAAATCATATATACACTGATGACTTTCTGGCAATCTGTGTTTACTACAAAATCTTTTTTCACATCTACAAGATAAATCAGTTAATTTTAATTTTTTATTACATTCAATATGATTACATTTATTTAGTTTTTCCATTTTAATAGTATAAATGCTTATTTATTATAAATGCTTATTTAGTATAAATGCTTATTTATTATTTTTATAAATCAATTTTTTATAAATTTATAAATAAATTATACATTATTATCTATATATTTATTATCTATATATTTATTATCTATTGTGATTATATTATTATTTTTTAGTTTTAATGTTCCCATTATAATATCTACATTCATTTTTGCTAGTATTTTTTCTATTCTTTTTTTAATATATCTTACACCTCCATAATTATTATTATAATTTATATTTATTTTCTTTTTATTTTTCTCAATAAGTTTATTAATAATTTTATGTTGTGGATTCTTTTTATTAGTTTTATTAGTTTTATTAGTTTTATTATTTTGCTTTTGATTATTTTGCTTTTGATTATTTTGCTTTTGATTATTATAAACTGGTATATTATATATACTATTAAATGATTTAGGTTTTACTATAATTTTATCTAATTGTTCATCTAATAATTCTATTTTTTTATCTGTTCCTTCTCCAAACACATTTTTAATTACAGTAGGTAATAAAAAATGTTGTGCTATATATTTTTTTTCAATCTTTGTATAAGAATTAAATTTAATCATTTCCATTCTATCAAGTAATATAGGAGATATTTTTTCTTTATCATTAAAAGAAAAAATAAATGTTGCTCTAGATAAATCTAACGCAATACCATCCATATAATCATCATTAAAATGACTATTTTGACTATAATCTGTTAAATGAACTAATAAATTAATAATTTCTTGACCTTTATCTGTGTTACTAACTTTATCCAATTCATCAAAATAAAATATAGG